TCGCCGAGAGACAGAACGCAGAGGATAATTTTTGCTGATGTGCTGCCGAAACCACCTGCTGAAATCGCACCGTATCCATGATAGAAATAGTAGCACAAGGAGAGAATGGTATTGATCAATTCCATATTCCAGCCCTTCTTGGTGGGATCTTGTATCGAGGTGATGAGGAATTTGGAGGCGCTTTTCTCTCTCTAAAGATTCACCACAGTCTCTACATAATCATCTTTAATGTGGCCCCATCTGGCTGGATGATCTATATCAAAGTCTTCGGTATAGGACAAGTATCTGGAGGCTAAAATTTCTCTTTGTCTGTCAAAATGTGGACTATTTCTAATCTAGTTGATATAATCCATAAGGAAGACCTGTTGGTGGCTCCGGACTAGTGTCTTATCTGCATCATATGATGGAACGAAGCACCTATAAGTTCCGCAGAATCCGTAAGCGATAAAGACATGGTGCCAACCCAAAGAAAATCTAAAGCTCTTTTCCGATAGAACTTTAACGTTCCTGTGACTATAGCTGTGTCCAGCTGAGTTAGGAACAGAAAGAACATATGACTTCTATTTGTTGTCTGCTGTCACAGTAAATGAGCCTTCATAGTTGGGATAAAGGTATCGACCTGGATATGAAGTGTACTCATTGCCAATAATAAGATAATTTGCTTTCCAGCTCCTTATGTCTTCTTCTTCAAAATAGTAATGACTGTCGTTAAAAATAAGGAGAACATCTTCTAGAGCCATGTTCCATCGCTTGGCTAGATTGGTCTCAGCAAATTATTGGAGGGTACCTCGGAACATGACTGGGATAACGCCATTATATTCCACTTGGTTATGTTGGACGAGTTCCACGTGATCTGAGTATTTGTCGATGAATGAGCCTTCATTGGCGTCCCAATATTGAACATTGTATGATCCATCTTCTGGGCGGATGTAGACTCTGATTGTGTGTTCACTCAGGTCGTTAGCTCTCTCCAATGCATGGTAGCTATCGGGGGAAAAGTCACCGTCCTCTAAATACTATTGGACTGCTTGTGTGAGGACTGGGGAAGAGTTATGGTTTTTAAGATCTAAAATTCTGTCCATCTGTTTAAACTTCGAACCTACATCAACGACAATTCTAGGCAGATTAACTTCATTGAGGGCCTTCGCTAAGGTCTTGTCTGCGATGACTCTAAGTAGGTTATGACCGCCTGAAGAAGCCCTGCTGTTAACAGATTCATCTTGGAGAACATCTAGACCTGAGTCGGCCAAAATCTTCGATTGAATAGCAGACAAAGACCTCGGAGCCGTAGCCACCAGCTGATGATTTTCAATTTTGAACTTGGAAAACTTTGAGTTGGCCTCTCTGAGGACGGAGTAATTCTTTTCCGTATATAGATCCAGGATAACATCTTTACTCAAATTGCAGAACTTGTCCATATTGACTACCGGATCTACTTCAATTTAAATCTTCTGGACCCACGAAGACATTTTGGCTAGAGTAGAGAAATGGGTGCATATATCTTTGATAGACCATTGCTCCATTTCCTTATAAATCCATGCACAAGTGAGATGAGATTTAGGACCTAACATTTAGGCTGCCAGATTGGACATGTAATATCAAAAGCAGACTCTAGTAAATTCGCCTATGTCTTTTCTTTTAATGAGTTGATCTCTAACATAAGAGAAGTCTGACCTTAGGTTCTTTTCGGCGACCTCTTTCTTATCTTCCCTCCACAGCTTGGAGACGAAATTTGAC